ACGGGCTGATGATCTTCAAGGGCATGAACGATTACACGGCCGACAGCATCAAGTCGCTAGAAGGCTTCAAGCGCGCATGGTGGGAAGAGGCGCAGACCGCGACAAGCCTGAGTCTTGAGCTACTGCGTCCTACGCTGCGGGCCGAGGGCTCTGAAATATGGTTCTCATGGAACCCGCGGCGGAAGATGGACCCGGTTGATCAGATGTTCCGCGGTGCTCAGGCGCCGACGGGGTCAATCGTCGTCAAAGCGAATTGGCGCGATAACCCCTGGTTTACTGGCGTGCTTGAGCAGGAGCGGCTAGATTGCTTGCGAGACAACCCGGAACAGTACGATCACATCTGGGAAGGAGGGTATATCTCAGTCGTCACGGGCGCATACTTTGCCAAGCACCTGACGGCGGCGCGGGCAGATGGCCGGATCGGGCGCGTAGCACCGGACCCGCTGATCAAAATCAGGCTCTTTGCCGATATTGGCGGCACTGGCGCCAAGTCCGATGCGTTCGCACTGTGGGCAGCGCAGTTCATCGGCAAAGAGATTCGCGTCGTCAACTATTACGAAGCGCAGGGTCAGCCGCTTGACGCGCACCTAGCCTGGTGCCGGTCACAAGGCTACACACCGGACCGGGCGTCATTCTGGCTTCCGCACGACGGCGCGACGAACGACAAGGTGTATGACGTGTCATTCGAGTCGGCGCTGAAGAAGGCTGAATACGCCGTCACGGTGGTGCCGAATCAGGGCAAGGGCGCGGCGAAAGCGCGGATTGAGGAAGTGCGCAGGCTATTCCCGTCCATGTGGATAGACGAGGAAAAGTGCGCTGGCGGGCTGGCGGCGCTTGGCTGGTATCACGAAAAGCGCGACGACGAACGGAACATTGGGCTCGGGCCTGATCATGATTGGTCAAGCCACGGCGCGGACAGTTTCGGGCTAATGGCCGTTGCGTATGAACCGCCGCGGTCTACTGTGCTCAAGCCAATCGACTACAGCACGCGCGGCATCGTATAGACACACGTAACAGGGTCGGCTAATATGGGCATAGTCCGTGAAAGGCAGATTGATCGGGCCATTGATGAAGTCAATGCGCTTGCGATGCTGCTGGAAACGGTTACGGCGAGACTTGCAGCGGTCGAAGACCGTCTAAAGGCCCTAGAAGATGACCATCGACAACGAAGCGCTTCTGGCGGCAATCGAGGCAGGCCGAGAAAACAGCTACGGGACGGATGAATCGTCGTCCCTAGGCGCAAAACGGGCCAGAGCTATCGAGGCGTATCTCGGGCTCAACACAATCCCGGCGCCAGAAGGACGCTCGCAGGTCGTTGACCGCAGCGTCTACGAAACCATATCCACCTTGATGCCGTCGCTGGTCCGTATCTTCGCGGGCAGCAGCGATGAAGTCGTCAAGTTCACGCCCGGCGGCCCGGATGACGAACTAGCAGCAGAGCAGACGACGGGCGTTGTCTCGCATATCGTCACGCAGCAGAACCCCTGGGAGCAGGTTGTCGGGGATTGGATTCACGACGCCATGCTGCTTGCCAATGGGTACGCATACGCATACTGGGATTCGTCCGATGCGATGGTGCGCGAGACCTATTCGGGGCAATCGGACGATCAGCTAGCGCAACTGCTGGCGGATCAAGAGGTCAAGGTTGTCCAACACTCGCAGCAGCCGGACGTAGAGGCCGACAAAGCCGCGGCGCAGCAGTTCCAACGCGCTCAGGCGCAGTATCAGCAGATGCTGCCGCAGTGGCAGCAAGCCGCACAGCAGGCGCAGCAGCAGGGCCAGCCGCCGCCACCACAGCCGCCACCGCCGCAGCCGCCGCAGCCGCAGTTCCTGCACGATGTCGTGATCGAGCGACGCGAAAACTCTGGCAAGGTCTGTATCTCTGTCCTGCCGCCAGAGCACTGCTACGTTAGCCAGGACACTCCGGATTGGACGCTGCGGCAGTGCCCGTATTTTGAGTTCAGGCAAGAGAAAACCATTGCCGATTTGCGCGCGATGGGCCTTGACGTAGCCGATGATGTCTCGGACGACGACGAAGAAACGGACGAAGACGACGCGCGTGATCGGTTCGGCGAGGACCGATGGGGCGAGGGCGACGAAAAGGGCGTCATGCGCCGTGTCTGGTGCCGCAGTATCTGGGTGCGCGCCGATGCAGAGGGCGATGGAGTCAGCCGGCTTTACTACGTCATAGCAGTGGGCCGCACGATTCTATTCAGCGAGCCTACGGGCCGCATTCCGGTCTCGTCCATGACTCCGCAGCCGATGCCGCACCGGCATATCGGAATGAGCATTGCCGAAACGGTGCTTGATATCCAGGATGTCAAGACAGCGGTCAAGCGCGGTGGTCTGGACAACCTGTATCTAGCAAACTCGCCGCGTTCGTTGATCAGCAGCCGCGTCAGTCTGGACGACATGCTGGATAGCCGGCCTGGTGGCGTGGTGCGCATGTTGGACGATTCGATGCCAGGCGAGGGGCACATTGTCCCTGTCGTGCACCCATTCGCTTTTCAGGAAATCATCGGCTCGCTCGAATACTTCGATCAAGAGCGGCAGAACCGCAGCGGCGCATCTCGCTACTTCAGCGGAACGGATGCTGGCGCTATCAACAAGACGGCCAGCGGCACGATGGCGCTGCAAAACATGGCCGCGATGCGCGTTGAGCACATCGCACGCGTCATGGCGCCGGCTGTCGAATACCTGTTCGAGTGCGTTCACGAACTGATTTCCAAGCACCAGAACAAGCCGCTCACGATCAAGCTGCGCGGGCAGTGGGTATCGGTTGACCCGCAAGCCTGGCGCACGAAGCGCGACGTGCGAATCAGCGTTGGCGTTGGGGCTGGCAACAAGGAGAGCATGCAGCAGCAACTACTGAACATCTTTGGGGCGCAACTGCAGCTCGCGCCGATGGGGTTGACCAAGCCGCAGCATATCCACGCGACGATGACCGAGCTATCCAAGCTCGCTGGCTTTGCGAACCCGGCGAAGTTCTGGGGCGAGGCGCAGGAAATCCAGCCGCCGCCGCCACAGCCGAACCCGGATCAGATCAAGGCGCAGTCTGCGATGCAGATCGAGCAATTCCGGGCGCAGCAGGACGCCATGAAGGCACAGGCGCAGCAGCAGATAGAGATGCAACGCCTGCAGATGCAGGCCGAACTGGACCGCAACCGCGAGGAAATGGACGCGCGGCAGAAGACGTTGGAAGCGCAGCAGAAAGCCGAGCTAGAGCAGCAGAAAGCTCTGATCGCAGCACAGCAGGAGGCGCAGCGGCTGGAATTCGAGCGCTACAAGGCGGACCTTGACGCCAGCGTGAAGCTGCAGATCGCCAGCATGGGCAACCAAACGACGCTGGAAACGGCGCAACCCAAGCAAGACCCCCGCGTCGAGGAAATCGTCAAGACGATGCAGGAACTGAAAGCCGAATACGAATCTCCGGCCGAAATCGTGCGCGGTCCGGACGGCAAGGCGCAGGGCGTCAAACGCGGCACCAAGGTGCGCAAAATCATGAGAGGGCAAGATGGCAGAGCAATCGGACTCCAATAAGGCGGCAGCGCAGCCCGCAGTGCTGACGGCGACTATCCAGATCACGCGCAAGGCTACAGGCAAGGTCGAGACGTATCAGATCGTCGGCCAGCCGGTCAAAGACGAACCGAAGAAAGAGGCACCTTAAATGGCAGGCACCACGACACATCCCGAGGCTTTCCGCAACACGGTCGCCGACTTGGTGGATAGCACTCTGTCCACAACGGCAAAGCTCGTGTTTCGGCTAAGTGGCACAGCGGCATCGCCCGGTACGGCAGTGGCAACACTATCGATGGCGAACCCTGCATTTGGATCTGCATCGGCAGGCGTTATCACGGCCGGAACGATCACGAGTGACACTAATGCCACCGGCAACGCATCGCCAGTGGCGACAGCGACACTGGAAACCGGCGCCGGTACAGTGATCGTGCACACCACGGTAGCGGCGTCAGGCGATGCGATCAATCTGAGCGGCGGCCTCACCATCGGCGCAGGCGACACGGTGGCGTGTTCGGCGTTGACGTATGCCGCAATGCCATGACCACCAAAACCATTACCCGCCCACTGTCGCACTGGCTGCCAGACATCGCCACGCGCGAAGAAGTGCCGGTCAACTGGCTCGCGTCGCTGTCCACGCGCATCAAGGCCGAAATCCCTGATGGCGAGGAAGCCGGCGCCGTCATTCGCGGCCTGGGCGCATGCACCGTCTCCTGGCCGCACACCCTGTCCGAAGTCGAGCAGCTTCAGGCCACGGTCGCCGACATGCAGGCCACCGCCGCGCAGATCAAAGCCCTACTGCCCATCGAGGGCGGGGTCTCGGCTGCTGCGGCAGACAAGCTGCGGGAATTGCTGAAGTAGCCCCATGCGCAAGGCTCTGCACGCCGTTGTTTGCCTCGTCGCGGTAATTCCGTGGCTGGCCGCAATGACGTTCATGTGGCTGGCGCTGCAGATTGTGCTGCTGGCAGACTTGATCTGGCCCAATGCAGATCGCGGCAACTGCTGGACGTTCGCCATGCCGCGCTGGCGTCAGAGAGGCGGGTATCTCGCCATCAGGCCGAGCCCGCGCCCGTTTCAGTTCATCCCGCACTGCCTCTGGGTATGGAGCCTGGAGGGCTGCACGCTGGAGCAGACCATACCGAAGAAGCGCGCACGAAGCGCATGGCAGGCGTGGCGCAGCGTCTATTTCAACTACCGGGTGACGAGCGAAGAACGCCGGCCCGGTGAAACGCGGCCAGCGCCGCTAGGAGATTGAGAAATGGCACTGATCCTCAAGCACCAGACAGCCGAGGCTTTCGTAGCTCGTGTGCGTGCTGCTTATCGTGACGGCGACCCTGTGCGGCTGGTGAAAATCGCGCGTTTCCTGATAGCTCGCGTGCAGGCCGGCGACCTTACAGAGGCTCAAATTCGCACCGCGTTCGGAATGAATGCGAGCCAGTGGAATGCGCTGAAGACCAAGATGCAGAACCTGATCACGGCCGACAACGCGGTCAAGTCCGCAGTAGGGGAGTGACATGCCTATCATCCAACACTCGCTGACAGCCAGCACGCAGGCCGATGGGTCCACGTCCAACGTCCTGCGCATGTATGACCAAGACGGCACCGAGTACACGCAAGTGTTCTACGCGCCGGCAGGATTCAACGTGCAGGCGAAAATTGACAACACAATCGTCGCGCTCAATGAGCAGCTTGCCGAGAGCGAGTTTCAGGCGCTGGTGGGGCTGTAAGTGGCAACGATCTTTTGTCGGGCGGCGCTTTCGGATGGCACAGAAAACACTTCGCCCTATGAGACATGGGCGAAGGCCGCGACATCGCTGCAGACCGCAATCACGGCTGCTTCGACTAACGACACGGTTGTTATTCAACATAACGCCGTGCCGACGGGTGATGCGGAGGTGTCTGCTGACACAACATACATTTTTGACGCCAACGGAGTGACTCTCGTCTCAGCATCTAACGACGGCGGCAGCGCCTACACGCCGACCGCGATGGGCACCGCCAACTGGATCGGCAACAGCACGACTAATTGTCAAATCCAATTTGGGGGCGCATTCCGATACGAGACGCACGGCTTGACGATTCGGGTGTCGGGCACGACGGCCGATAACATCGGTTTGGCACAGTCAGACAATTCGCAGCAGACAGCAACGAACTGCCTGTTCTGGATTGCTAACACGTCAACTACGGCTCGCATTGTGCTAGGCGGGGCAAATAATTCCGCAGTGCACGCAAAGAACTGCAAGTTCAGATTTAGTCACGCATCGCAGGGGTTTAGTTATCGAACGGCCCTTATTGAAGGTGGAAGCGTCGATTCTGCTGGGACTGCGCCAAGCACGCTTTTTGTCGAAAGCACTTCAAACATGGGCTCTGTGGCCTGTGAGGGCTTTGACGTATCGTTCGTCGGTAGCGGTACGCTAGTCGGTAACAATAGCGCAGAGCCATGCCAGTTCACGTTCACGCGCTGCAAACTCGGCTCAGGGATGACGGTTTTGGCGACCCAGGCGGGCACTGCGCGAAACGGTAATTTCGTCCATCTGTTCGATTGCCACAGCGGCGACACGCACGGCGTCTTCGGCTACTACGATGGACTGGGTTCGATGCTGAGTGACACTGGCATCTATTTCACGGCAGGCGCTGCGGCGCAGTCGTGGAAGATCGTTACCACGGCCAACGCATCGCAAGCGGTGCCGTTTGTCAGTCCGTGGGTCAGCCGGTATCACACCGGCACTAGCGCCATCACGCCACGCCTGGAAATCCTGCGCGACGGTAGCGCAACCGCCTACACCAATGCCGAGGTCTGGGGCGAGTTTTCTGCCAAGACAACATCGGGCACGGTCAACGCTAGTTTCTCGGGTGACCGCGTGGTGATCGGCGCAACTCCAGCCGACCAAGCTACGGGCGCCGGCCTGGGTTCGTGGACTGGAGAAAACGCTACAGCCTGGAGTGGCAAGGTTGATTCAGGATCAGCCATCACGCCGGCTGAAGCCGGGCATATCCGGGGGCGCGTAATGGTCGGCGTGGCGTCGGCAACGCTCTACGTCAATCCGCAGATTGAGACAGCGTAGTGTCCGCGTACAGCCGCGTCAGTCCAGACGGGTGGGAGCAGGGCGACGATAGCTCTGCATCCAGCCGCGTCACGCCGACGGGGTGGGAACAGGTAGCTGCGACGGGTGGCGGCTTTACGTCAACTGGAGATTTGTCGGCGCAATCCGCCACCGTAGCCGGCACAGCAGCTCACTACACGCTTCATGCGTCAACTGGAGCGCTCGCAGCGCAAGCAGCGACCGTTGCGGGTACTGCGGTTCACCTGACGCTACACACGTCAACCGGCGCACTATCTGCCCAAGCGGCGACGGTGGCAGGCACAGCGCTACACGAAGGCGTTGTCCTGCATGAGTCTACCGGCGCGCTAAGTGCCCAGGCGGCGACTGTTGCCGGCACGGCCAGCCACCTGACGCTGCACGCCAGCACGGGTGCGCTGGCGGCCCAGGCGGCCACGGTGGCGGGTACGGCGGCGCATTACACGCTGCACGAGGCTACGGGTGCACTTGAGGCACAAGCCGCAACCGTGGCAGGCATAACCGCAGTGCAGGCGTATCAGCAAATCGTGCTGAGTTTGCCCTCAGTGATCGAAATCACCGCCACCACCGCCCGCGGCCGAGTGACCGCCACCGAATACGCATAGGACACGTCATGGCAAATACCGCCCGCGACCTCATCAAGTGCAGGATCAGCAACACGCCCGGCACCAGCGGCAACTTCACGCTGTCGACGGCGTTCACCAATTCGCTGCTGCCTGCCGCTGGCGACGACGGGCTGGCGTTCAAACTCAACATCACCGAGAACGGCGTCGGCACCGAGATTCGGCGGAACTGCACCTACACCCACAGCACGACATCGTTCACCCGCGGCACGATGGTGCGCAGCACGGCGGCGGCAGACGCGGCGCTGAATTTCACCAGCGCGGCCATCGTGTCCGTGGTGCCGAGTGCGGAGGATTACCTGACGACGGTCTCAGCATCGTATTTCGGCATTAGCGCAAGCAATGCAGACAATACGGCCGGTTTTGCTGCGATGGGTGATTACATCCAATCTGTCGTCAACTTTGCTGCGAACGGCCCGACAGTGACCGGCAGCGAGACGGTGGAGATTACGCTGCCCGTTGGCATCTTGTATGTCGATGGCGCAAAGATGGACCTAACATATGTCGGAACTGGAGCGTATACGCCGCGCTTCATATTGCGAGGGGCCGGCAAGGGCATCACGATAATCCAATCCAAGAGCGATTCAACGGCTGCGGCCGTGCTTGAACTGGCGTGCGGATACGCAGCAAACGTGCTGATGGAAGACTTCAGCGTACAGACGCGCTCGGATACCGTGCAAGATGGTGTTCACATTTACGCCACGCGGCGCACGCTTGATGATACCGGCGGGATCACTGATCTGACGGTAAACAGGGTTGGAGTTCGGAGCTATTTGGGCGATGCCGTAGTGTTCAGCGGCGGCGACGACTACCTCGGACCAAACCAGTTCATAACGTTAGGAATGTGCACCTGGCAAGCCGATGTCGGGTCAAGCATCAAGACGCTTGGGCAGTTCGGGCAACTGAACGTCATCAACGGCGATTATTCGGCGGTGCTGGATTCGTCGGCGTGTCCGGCGATGGATTTCTCGAAGGACTACCGGCAGACAATAGCCCCTTCGGCAGCGGACACGACGAGTAACTTCGTGACGTCAACGGCCGTGCTGTCGACCGGGATGCCGGTGCGTATCGTCGGAGCAAATCTGCCGTCTGGCCTATCTACCGGAACCACGTACTTCGTGCGCCGCTACGATCTGGCAGGTACTGGTGCTTCGGACAGGCTGACGCTGCACACCACCAGGGCCAACGTTGCTGCCAACACCAAGATCGCGCTAGGCAGCACGGGCACGCTCGGGAATTGGTACATCGCGCCGCTGTACGTCACCAGCGTTGGCACCAACGTGCTGAATTTTGAATTTCCGCACCTGTTGGTGACTGGTGCCCTTCTGACGGTGGTGGGGTCAAATCTCCCAACAGGGCTGTCTACATCGACAGATTACTACGTCATTCGACAGTCGGCAAGGCAGATCGGGCTGGCAACCTCAAAAGCCAACGCCATCGCTGGAACAGCTATCACGTTTAGCGGCGGAACGGTCACGTCGTTCGGTTTGTCGGCTGCGGCAAACAATGCGGCAGGCCCTTACTCGCTGAACCTGGGCAATGTGTCGGCGCAGAACTCCATCAGCGCGCTTTATCTGTTGGAAGCAGAAGATGTCAAAGCCAATCTGCACATCGAAAATTGCAAGAATTCGATCTACGTCTATCAGTCGCAAATGACCATCGACGGCGGCGATTACGCAAACCCCGCAGACGATGGTGGCAACGGAGTTCTCCTGGCTGCGTTTGGCTTAAATGCCAGGGTGACGATTCAGGGTGGGCCGGTTGTCACAGGTACTGAAGACAAACGCATTGCGTGTGTCAATGCGTCGATTCTTTCAGCCGCTGGCGGGACGTTCGTTACCCAGTCCAGTTCGCGCACTACCGCGCAAACAACCGGCATTGTGCAGGGGTTTAGCGCCGCTGCCACGGTGGACATAGGGGCGTGCGATTTTGTCTACATCAACACAAGTGCGACCCAGATCACGAGCCTAAGTTCAAAGCATGGGCCGCGCGCCCAAGTCAAGATCGTGGCCTGGGGCGGGTCGATCGTCTTCGCCACTGGGGGGAATTTGATGCTGCCAACGGCGACCGTGACGCTACCTGAGAAAGGCTGCGCAGTGTTTGAGCTGGTCGACACCATTGGAACTTGGGTTCTGGTGTCAAAAAGCGCGTAACCCATGACCTACGGCACCGCCACCTACGGATCAGCCGGCTACGGCGAAGCTGGCGGGTCCAGCGTAGTCCTGTACTGGGCCGTACAGCCGTCTGGCACCACGAACTGGGCAGACAACGCAACGGGTGCCGGGTATATCGCCGCCGGCCTGGACGGCACGGGCGCTGCTCTGCCGGCGGGCCACTACGGCAGCCAGGAGTACACCGGGCCGGGCACGCTGGACATGGCGGTCGCGGCCAGTGGGCTGACGCCGGGGCAGAGCTACGAGTTCGGCTACGTCGTCTACGACTCGGTCAGTTACTCCAATGTAGTCGTCAGTGATTCGTTTCGCACCTCTGGCGGCGCTGCGCAGGCCGGCGGAGGCAAATCACGCAAGCCACGCAAACGCCGGCTACAGGTCGAAATTGACGGCCAGGTCATCGAAGTCGCAACGGAGCAAGAAGCCGAAGCGGTGCTTGCCGAAGCGGCTCAGAAGGCCACAGAAACAGCGAAGCTAGCCATTGATCGCGCAGTCAAGGCCAAGCGCCGGCCGGTGCGCAAGATCGTTCGGGACGCTGAAAAGGCGCTTACGGTTCCAGATGTTGCCGTGTCGCCCAGTTTGCAGAGCTACGCCGATCAGATGATCGGGAAGATTCGCGCCGAATACCAATCGGCCCTGTCGGCTATCGAGATTGCGGCGCACATGGCACAGCGTGAGCGCGAGATCGAAGAAGACGACGAAGACGTTTTGATGCTGCTATGACACCACGCGAGCGAGCCGACAGAGCAAGACAGCTGCTTGATGACCCCGTGTTCGCGCACGTCTTCACGGACATCCGCGAGCAACTCGTGGCAAAGCTGGAATCGTGCCCAGTCGGGGACGTTGAATCGCAGCACGATCTGACCATTACGTTGCA